GGGGGAGCAACCTCCTCTGCATCCTCATCCTCATCCTCCTCTTGCGTGGCTGCCTGAGTCTGAGATGCAGATGCAGGAGCCTCATCATCCTCATCATCCACCATGGCAGGGCGGGCAGCAGGGCGCGCAAACTCAGACGGCTCGCTGAACTCCTCATCATCGCCATCCTCCTCAAAGCCATAGCCACGAAGACCAGCCGGTACGGAATCCAGGCGCATCTGCACAGCCTTCCAGGAGCAACCGAACTTGCCACCAGCGAACCAGATACCAGTGCACTGGATGAGCGCCGTCACCTCGACCTTCTTTACCAGCAGCTCCTCAACAGGCACACCCTTGATGGCTTGGGCATGAGGATCAGACTTGGACTTGTGGTCGTAGAACTGGCACTCAAAGTCACTGCCATCACGAGTGCGCTTCAGCTGCACCTTGAGGTTAGGAGGATAAGGCGTTGCATTGCCCTCCTTGTCCTTGCCGAACTTGACGCAGGGCGTGTAGAATGCCGCCACTACATCACGCTTCATCTCGGACTTGAACCAGAGCTTGGAATTCTTTACACCCTGGTCAATCATGAACTCATCAAGTGACTGGAGCGCAGTGAAGAATGACTTTACCTTGGGGTTCTCCTGGTAACCGCGGAAGGCCAGGTCAATTGAATACTTGGGAGGACCAGCCTTGTCAAAGACACTGAGGCCAAAGGGAGAAGGGAGGCTGGGAGTCTGAATAACTAGGCTGCGCGCATCACCATAGTTGAGATAGGCCATCTTACCACCAGACTCAAGAACCTTGGGCTGGCTGATAGACACCTTAGAAACACTGAATGCAGAAGGCTGAACAATAGGAGAGCTCATTTTACTTTGGGACTTGGAAACTGGGGGCGGGGACGAAATCAACTTTTTTTGGGGAGGCTGGGAGGCAAGGGATTCCCTCAGAGTCCCTCAGAAGCCGTAAAATCGTCTGTTGAAAAAATGTATCAGAATCTTATTCTTAGATATATAAAAATATCATTTCATTTTTTTTTGAAGTTTAGATTGAGAAGATCACACAAATTTTTTTGACGTTGGCAATCAGAATGAACTGCTCCCAGTATACACGTAAAATCCTTCAAACCCAATCACGCGTAATCGGCTTCCAGAATGGCCAAGATGCATCACAAGTAACTCTGAAGAATCAAGCGCGTGCTATTACTGTGCCTATTCCTATCCCCGTTGAAACAACCTTTTCTAAGATTGGCGGCACAGTGGCGAATACCATGCAGGCAACACAACAGACATGTTCCCCGACTTCTCAGACTTGCAGCAGTGGATATCATGGTGTTTCTATGGGAAATAATACGGCCAATGCTTCTGCGAACTTGATCGGCGCAAAACAGGGGTGTGCAGTCTGTTCTGATGCCCCTTCATCTGAGCCTTATCAAGTCGTGATACCTTGTGGTGTATTCGTAAATCCCGTTGCTTATAATACGGATGATTCAGCCACGGTTGAGCCAACTATACCAACTCCTGGCACTAGACCTGCCGCCCTGAGACCTTGCATGAAAGATACTGGCCAGCTATATCGTGATAACTCTGAGCTGATTGCTGACCAGGGACGTCAACTTGATCTGCGAAGACAGTTTGGCCTACCTTCCAAACTCCAGGGACTCCGTGGTCCCGTCGTAAACAGGTAAATAGCTAAAAAATTGAATAAATTGTGTTAAAGGGTTGGTTGGGTACCCATGTGCAGACCATTAAATCGATTGAGGAATTTGTTAATTCTTGTATTTCTTATTACGACTATTGCGGGCTTCGTTATTGCCTTGGTTGGATGTGATCAACTTCCTACCTCCCTCCCTATTGATGCATTTCAGAAAACTCCTGAAGAAAATAGAAGTGATTTAACTAATTATAGGCTTCAATCCCCTGGATTCAAGCGTATTATTATTGGTAGTAGTATAGCTGGTTCTTCTCTGATTATTATAGCCTTTATTGGACTTTGTTGTAAGAATTATGAGGCGATAGTCTTGCCTGTCTAGTAAAGACTTTTGTACGTGGTTGCTATATAGACAGAATTCTTGTAACCTAGAGCGTGCAGTTTTTCAGTTGCCATGCGAGCACGGTGACCCGTGTTGCAATAGGCCAGAATTCTGGCTGTCTTGTTTGGAAATTTTTTGGGCATCTCACTTTCGAGATCAGCACTTTGAATATGGACTGAACCAGGATAGAATCCCAGAGTTGATCTCTCTAAATCAGTACGAACATCGAGAATAACATCAAACTTATTTGATTGCAAACGGCGTTTTGCTTCTTGAGATGATATACGATACTTGGAATTTACGGCGTAGTCATAAGAATAATATGCGAGAATCGCGAAAATTACTATAGCTATCCCTATATATACACGGGAGCGCTTCATTCTTATATTGTAATATATTTTTACAAGAGACCGTGGCTCCTAGAGGAGCCAAGGGAAGGTTTCCGCGACTCGTGGATGTGTTCTGGCTAGACCAGTGAGAATATAGAGAGCTCCACACCCCTGGGTCTCCCTATCTTGACCTCTTACAAAGAATGCATTCATTAGCGCCAAATTCTGTTTTCTCCACCAACGAATATCATGGATTTCTATGTCTAGTTGTGACGGTGTCCAACGAAACAAGGGAGTTCTCACAGATTTATAAGATGGAACTACCTTTTCACGCACAAAGGGCATGAGACCATAAAACGTGTCATAGAGACAAAGGTAGAACTCTTTGTGTTGTCTTACTGTCATAGATTCGTACCATAACATATTAACACCATACCCAAGAGAACTAATTCTCAGAAATACGTCCAAGACTTTTTGGTTCCAGAGTTGTTCAGGGGTAAGGCCAGTTGCCTCGGCGTAGACAATTGCCAATCCCCTTTTTCTAAGACTCTCAGTTCTCGCTTGAAGGCGTTGCAGAACAGAATCCTGAATAAGTTCTTGACTAAATGGGTTTCTCATCTCCCTTCCATATTGAAGGAGTTGGGTGAGAAATCTTAGATCAAATGTCCAAGACTTTCTTGAAGCGTCAGTGTAACTAAAATGATATGTAAAAGGGATGGTTGTTATGGAATCGAATGTATAAATATCTCTATCATTATGACTGAGTTCTGGAGAAAAGAGAGTGGGACCATGAATTCTTAGTGCTCTTCTGCGGCCGTGGATTTGCCAGAATTTGTGGATTTTGTCTGCAGCGGATTTCTGGCTTCGTGTAAAAGGGGTTGGTTTGGGGATGGTGGAGACCCAGACGACCTTACTCTTACAGTGCTTTGCACAGAAATCTCCACGTGTGGCAGGATTAGGGCACCGGAGAGCCGCGTGTTTTCGTGATTTTATACTGGAACATTGAGAACTCATAGCACCCCCTCTGCTTTGTGGGGAGGCCTTTGCCTGGGCTCGGCGCTTTGGTCGGCGTCCCCTTTCAGGGGACCCTTTGGTCGAGATCCCTGGCGGGACTCTTTGGTCGGCGTCCCCTTTCAGGGGACCCTTTAGACCGAATTCTAAGAATTGACCGCAATCGAAGAGATGATGAGTACAGTAAGTCAGGGCTTCAAAATAAAAACGAACGCAGAGAGTACCCACGTTTCGCCCGGCATTTAATTTCGCTGGAAAAAATGATTAATTAGCTGCTAATAAAGTCTAGTCCCGCGTAAAATGTCCTCTACTTCTACCTCCGTTCCTAGTATTATGAGCTCTGCTGCCTCTGCCAAGACTGTCGCCAAGCGTGTAACGAAGAAGACTGAGGAGACTGTAGCCCCTGTGACTGCCTCTGCTCCTGTGACTGCCTCTGCCTCTACCCCTGCCACGACCAAGACCACCAAGTCCAAGGCCTCTGTGGCTGCATCTGCGGCTGTGGCTGCATCTGCGCCCACTGTGGCGCCTGTGGTTGCATCTGCGCCTGTAGTGGCTGCATCTGTCACGCCTGTTGTGGCACCTGTGGTGGAGGAGGTGCGCCTGGAGTCTGAGGCGAAGTCCATCACGGCTCGCCTGCTCGCCGTGCGCGAGACGGTGTCTGAGCTGATCTCTGAGGCCAAGCGCCTCGAGAAGAAGGCTGCCCGTGTGCAGAAGCTGGCCGACAAGCGCCGCCGCCGCAAGGTGGTGGAGGGCGAGGAGGGCAAGCCTGCGCGCGTGAGCATCTTCCAGATCCCCACCAACATCTCTCCTGCGCTCTGCGCCTTCATGGGTCGCCCTGCCGGCTCCCAGGAGTCTCGCTCCAACGTGACGAAGTTCATCACGGGTTACGTGAAGGAGCACAACCTGAAGAACAAGCACGACATCCTCGCTGACGCCAAGCTGCTCAAGCTGCTCAACCTCAAGGCGGAGGACAAGCTTACGTACTTCAACCTCCAGAAGTACCTGAACGTGCACTACCTGAAGGCGGTGCCTGCCACTGCAGCGGCGACGGCGACGGCGACGGCGACGGCGTAAGCGTAGAGCCGTAGGCTAACCTTTGGTAAGCGTAGCAATATATATGCTAAATCATAGAGAATCTAAATTCTAAAAAACATAACAAAGAGATTACTAATTTCTTTTTTATGCATATTATACATTATATATCTTTATAAACTATTTATAATTTTCTGGAGCCGCGGTTGTTTTGCTTGTTTTTCTTGGTTTTGTTTACTTTTTTAGTCTTTCTATAACCACCTACAATTTTAAACGGGCATGGTTTCATTGTATTATTTTTTGGATCTTTACAAGATAATATTATACTTGGCACATATTTTGATAAAGGTCTATTAGGTGCTGAAGGACCATCGTTTCTTGATAAAAAACTATGAAACACGGTTAGAAATTTATCTTTACCAACATTCATTATTTTATTTAAATCTTCTTTATTTGTTACATCTAATTTTGATATCATTCCAAATATACCATTCTCATCAAATATATCATCGACGTGAATTTGTTTTAGACCCCAGTATTTCAATTTATCTTTTATATTCTTTGCAGGTATAGTATTTTTATCTGATAATAATAAATTGAATATAATCATTATTATTTGTTTTAAATCTGCATCATACTTCATATAAGTGTTAATATTCCTATATTTGTTTCTTAAAATAAAAGGTATTATAATAATTGGCCCACCTACAAAGAAAGTCGGAGAAAAAATAACTGCAGCCATAGATACTAAGGCTATGTCTGCTATTGTATTATTTATCTTACTTGCTAATGATCTATTTTTATATTCATTTAATATTTTCTTTTGTATAATACCATTATTATATTCTCTTTTATCATAGGAGTTTGCATATGTGAATATTAATAGTACTAGAAGAATTAAAATATTGTAAATATAAATTGCATCATCTTCACTTATATCACCTCTTAAAACACTTGAAATATCATCAATATTTATTGAATCTTTATTTTTTTTGTTTCTTAAGCCCATAACTCTTCCAACATAATCAGTTACTTCTCTTATAAAATTTTGCTCTCTTACATCTTTGCGTACCCATTCTATATTATTACTATATCCTTGGGGCGAAACATATGCAACAGGCTTAATATTAGGAGTACGTAAATTAACATTAACAATACTTAATACAGGAACCCTTGAATTAGTTGATACTTTTCCACGAGGAAATGATCCTGTAAGTCCACTATTCTTTTTACCATTCGAAGAAAATCCATTATACTTTGCAGGTTCTGATTCTAATTCTGAATTTTCTTCTATTTTTTCTTCTAAATCTGGCAATATTTCTATTTTTGGATATGTGGGTTGTTCGTTGAGATTAATAGGAGTTATATTAGAATTATTAGGAATTTTATTAGAATTCATAAGCATTGACCGCGGCTGTGGAAGTTGTGTGGAAGCGGGATTGACAGCAGAACCAGTAAAAAAATCCATCTAATTATTCATTATATTTACTGTGAAGTATAATAATTATGGTTAGTTTGTATTGTTGAACATAAAATAGGACCACAAGGATAAATATTATTGGCAAATGCAAATTCAGACTTAGGATACTGAGATGAAATAATGGTTCGCTCGCCAGGTGTTAGAGGAGGATTATTAGGTACTTGTCCACGAGCTATTGTATTTTCAGGGTTTTTTTGTATAGAAGCTAATTGCCTTGCCATTTTCTTTCGGAGCAAGTCGGAAGCGTCCATTCTATAGAATCTAAAAATTTAGATTTTGACCTTTTATAGACTCCAGACACTTTCCTTTAGAACTTTATATTGAGAGATATCATTCGCACTCACAATTTCAGGATGCTTTTTATGGATTCCGCACAGGCTGCCATAGAATCGCAGACGACTCACTGCCTCAGCCACCGTCATATGTGACTTTGGCTGTACATCACAACCTGCTAAATATGCCAGTTCAAATAAACGTTCTCCATTTATTCCTATATATTTTATAAAGTCCTCGCCATTGATTTCATTATGCTGGATTCCTACCCCTCTCGGAATCCACAGTCGCTTTGCACCAAGAATAAGTAAATCGGAATCTGAACTAATAACGACATCGTAATCACCTTTTGCTAATACAATATCGGCCTCTTCTGGAGCCTTTACTAATGTAATTTTATTGTTTTCTAATATATTTGTTAACCAAGTTATATATTCAGGATATAAATGCCAGGCTGCTCGTTCTCGCTGGGCAATAAGTTTTTCTAACATTTCTTGCTGTTTCGGCTCCAGATCCTCAAAATCTGAACTCTGCACGAAAGTTGACAGAGACTTGGCCTCTGCCTTTGCCTCCTTTCGTAATTCTTTGCGTTCCTCAACAACATCTCGCTTTTCTTTTGCTGCTCGTTTATCCATAACAAAGTCGATTGACTTCGCAACACTCACTAATTTCTTCAGATATTCCTCAAAGGCGCCCCTATCCTCTTTGAAAAGATAGAGTAAACTAAATCCATCTAAACCAATATGAAGGCCATTTTCATTCATATTCGCATGTTTTCGTATTGGATTACAATATCTAAATAAACCTCTTATACCCATTGTGGACTTGTGTAAAAGGGTGTGTTTAGTATCAAATTTTAAACCGACGGGTATTTTAAAAGGGTATTTAGAGATTTATTTATTTTACTATATAATGTATTACATAGTAAAAATAAATGGAATTTATGACATCATATGCAGTCTATGTATACTGCGTTATATACATATTCCTTATATTGAAACTATTCATTTGAATATGATAAAAAATAATGAAACTAATATTATCTTTCAAAGATATTACGCCTACTGGATACTTACTTATGGTTATATGCGATTAACAGCCTCTGATATAAACTTCATAAAGATGTCATATTTAATTGAAGCATTATGCACATTAAATGAGCTGTTGTATTATACAAATGATATAAATATATACAAATCATTATTTGTAATAATAGTATGTTTATTATTTGGAATAGTAATATAAATATACCCATTTCAAATGTTCGCCGGTCTAAGGTGGCGGCCTCTTTGAAGCCATAGCCTGCGGCTCTTTGGCCTACGGAAGAAAGGGCGACGTGAATCGCATGGATTGGTTTCCTGCTGCAGATGCAGATGCAGATGCAGAAGCAGTCGGCAACTCCACACCAAATCTCTCTAACACCGATCGTCTGGCTACTGTATATCTCCATGCATAGTCTTCAGAACTGTTAACACCATATTGTGTTCTAAGCAAATCTTCCTGATCAGCAATCCATTGTGCTTGAATCTGCCAAGCCCGATTTAATAGTCTCGGCTTCTCAATATAAAGAATCGCAATTAAAAAGAGTTCTGCCCAT